CTGGGAAGCGCTCACCGCGTCCATCGCCGTCGAGGACGTGCTCACCGCGTCCATCGCCGTCGAGGACGTGCTCACCGCGTCCATCACGAAGGGCGTCTGGGCGTGGAGTTCCATCGTCTCCGCCGAGGCGGCGATGATCTGCATCACCTCCTTGTCGGAGACGACCTGGTTCGTCCAGAGGGTCTCGAGTTCGTCGAAGTCCTGGTAGTCGATGGTGAGGTTGTTCGCGAGCCTGTACGTCTTTCCTGAACCGCCGAGTGGTGAGAGTACCATATCAGATTCGTGTTAGTTCGTGCCGTCTTCGCCGAAGAACGAGCGCTCCTGCTGCGCGAACACGATCGTCCCCGCGGGCAGGTCCGCCGGGATGTCCGCCTTCGAGGCGTACACCGGCACCCGGAGGACGTCCTGGGCGCGCAGCTGCTCGGGCGTCGCGGTCGACCCGAGATCCCGCTCGTCGACGACGCTGGTGACGCCGGCGCCGTCGGTGTCGAACGTCCAGAGCGGGACCTTCGGGTCGAGGTCCTGGAACGCTGCCTCGAGGCCGACGATCACCGTGTCCGCCGCGTCCCGGTTCGCGTGCTCGTTCTCGCTGTAGACCGCGGAGACATCCCAGCCAGCGAACACCGTCTGGCCGTTCGTCGACGCTGCGAGGTCGACGTCGGTGCTGGTGTCCCTGGCGAGCCAGCCGTCGACGAACGCCTCGCCGGGGTCGATGGTGACCGTCAGGGAGTCCGCGGCGGACGTCTCCGCGAACGCGTTCAGCGCCGCCTCGTCGATGCTGGTCTCGCCGCGGGCGGGCCGCGAGGGCTGCGTCGACGGGACGATCCAGCCGTCGGAGAACTGGCCCCAGGCGGCGCCGGCCTCGAGGTTGTGCGTGAGGCTGCCCTTCGCGCCGGGTTGTGCTCGGTCCATCACTCAGTCCTCACGGGTTGCTGAACGACAGCGACGCGTCGATGGTCGCCGTCGACTCGTTGTCCTTCTCGATGTCCGAGATCAGGGCGTGGTTCAGCAGGATGTCGCTCCCGCCAGCGTCCGAGGTGACCAGGCCCGCCTCGAGGAGGTTGTAGCCGTTCGCCTCCGTCGAGTCCAGGAACGTCGACGTGAACAGCTCGTTCCCGCGGTCGGTCGAGTCGGTCACCGCGACGCGGTACACCTCGTTGTTCAGCTGGGTGTTCCCCGAGGAGGGCGCCGTGTCGCCGGTGCCGACCGCGATGTGACTGGCGGCCTCGTCGACGGCCTGCTCGGTGTGGAGCAGGTCGACGATGAGTTCGTGGAGGCCGGTCGTCGTGACGTTCGAGCTCTCGACGACGCGCTCGGGTTCGACGCTGCGGGCGCGCTCGAGCTTCTCCTGTTTCGAGAGCGAGTCCCAGCTGGGGAAGCGCTCCCGGAGGTCTCCGACGTCGTGGAGACTGATCCGGACGTTGTCGATGCCACTGATCTCTGGTGAAAGCTGTCTGGTGTCGTGCATAATCGAGGATGGTCGGGACGGGTCAGTCCCAGTAGTCTTCGCCCCACGCGCTGCCGTCGTCCCAGGTCGCTTGCTCGACCGCGCCCGTGGTCGTGCCGGTCGCGTCGCTGGCGCTGGTGTCATCGCTGACGACCGCCGACGGCCCCGTCGCGACGGTGTCCGTCGCCTCGGTCTCGTCGACGACCTCCGCGTCGGGGCCGGTCTCGACCGTGTCAGCAGCGACCGTCGGCTCGGTGACGCGGCGGAGCATCCGCAGCACGCCGCCCGCCCGACTCCCCGACTTCAGCCGCTCGACGTCGCTGCGGAGGCCGCGGAGGCGCTTCACCGCCTCCCGGAGTGGGTCGTCGCTCACACTGATCGCGCCTCCTGGAGGGAGAGGTCGGTCGTCAGCATCGTCGCCTCCGCGTCGATCGTCGTGGAGCGCTCGGTGACCAGGTACGACCCGGTGACGGGCGCGCCCTGCCAGTCGCCGGCGGACGTGTCGACGACGTCGCCCGGCTGGAGGCGATGCGCCCGCAGCGACTCGGCCTCGCCGCCCACGCTCCGCGACGGCCGGTTGTGGTGCTCGAGGTACGAGCGTGCGGAGTCACGGACGGCGGCGAACGTCCCGAGGGTGTCGTCCCGGATGCGGTGGTCGCGGCGCCGGTACTCCTGGGCAGCGCCCTCGTCGCGGGCCCGAGTGAGCAGCGGGTACGGGTACTCGGCCTGGAACGTGAGGTTCCTGTTGCTGTCGGTGCCGACGAGGTGGCCGGTGTCGCCGGTCGCCTCGACGATCACCCACGGGTCGTCGCCCGGCGCGAGCGTGTGGTCCGGGAGGAGGAACGTGGTCAGCCCGCCGTGCTCGAGGAACTCCGGACTCAGCCGCTTCGACGCGATGTCGGACTCCGTCGACGCGACGTTCACGGGCGCGCCGTCGCGGTCGGACTGCAGCCGCACCGCGAGCTTGTCCGGGCTCGAGTCGTCGGGCTGCGTCCACACCTGGACGCGGTCGATCTCGGACTTCCGGGTCTGGACCTGCGTCATCACCCGGTCGGTCTGGGTGACGCGCGTCGTCGTGGTCTGGGTGAGCTGCTCGTCGTCGGCGTCGTGCGCGGTGCCGCCGTCGACGCGGACGAGCGTCGAGAGCTCGTCGTCGCTCCCCGAGACGTCGATGCTCCCGCGGAAGTCCTCGGGCGTCAGCGAGTGCTTGACGTCGACGTCATGGAGCTGCTCGAAGACGAGCGCGGTGCCGTCCTGGGCGATGATCGCGCCGGCGACCGGCGCCAGGTCCTCGACGATGACCGTCCGCAGGTCGCGGCCGTTGACGAACGTGTCCGTCTCCCGCTCGACGACGCCGATCTGGGAGCGGTCGAGTTCCGGCGCCTGCTCGCGCAGCAGCGTGTTCACGATGCTGTCGGTGGTGCCGGCGATCTGCTGGTTCTCGAAGTCCTGGAACGCCTGCCGCCAGGAGAGCACCGCCGTCACGAAGTCGCGCGCCCCGATCTCGATGCTGCGGCGGCTGCCGCCCTCGAGGGCGAACGACGGCGGCTTCGCGACCGCCGTCCAGTACGGCGAGAGGGCGTCCTCGCCGGCGAGCTGCAGGTGGAGTTCGAGGCGGTCGCCGGACGTGATGTCGACGTCGTCGTAGACGCCGGTGTGGTTCGGGATCTGGAACGAGCCCTGGTCGATCTCGCCCTGGCCGCGCTCGCTGATCTCGACACCCGAGAGGTCGCTGCCGGGGACGACCGCGTACGGGTCGGCGACGTTCGGCTTGTACATGCGGAGCTCCGCGTTGGCGATTCGTCGAGACATGTTAGACGTCGAGGGCGTCGAGTTCGTTCCGGAGCGCGCGACCAGCAGCGCGGCCCTCCTCGCGGCCACTGGCCTCGATGCGTTCGATCACCACGGTCGTCCCGCCACCGCCGCCGTCGCGTTCGCGGGTGACTTCCGCAGCGGGGACGACCTCCTCGCCTTCGTGGATAATGGCACGCCCGGTCGATTCGACGTGGCCGCCAGTGTCGAGAAGCGGACCTAATCTACGGATCCTCATCGGAACGCCACCATCCTCATCGCCGCCACCACCCCCATCGCCGCCACCGCCGCCCCCTCCAGGTCGTCTGGGCCAATCGATGTCGTCTCCTAACGTTCCGTTAGCTGCTTTCTTGACGATTGTCGGCGGTTCTGGCCAGTCGATATTCACTTCCAGAGCCTTCGTGATCGCATCGGCGACAGCGCTGAAGGCATCACTGAAGAGCGATTTTCCAGTGCCCTCGAGCCAACTCGCGATCGATCCGAAGATGCCCTTGACGTCCCCGATGAGTGTCCCCTCTCCAGTCCCAACCAGGTAATCAAGCGCTGTCTTGACACCGCCAATTAGGATCGATATCGCGGCCTTGATCGCCGCGAGCGCGTCGTTCTTCAAGAAGCTCGTGATTCGATTCCACGAGCGCTTGAGGAGGCCGACGATGAGATCCCAGGCCCCATCCCAGTCGCCGCGAATCAACGCCAGCACCACGCGGATCGTCGTCAGGACGGCATCCATCGCCAGGGTGACAATCAACTCAATCGCACCGAAGACCGCCTTGACGATCGTCATGATCTCGTCGCCCCACTTGTCCCATGCAAATTGAATCCTGTTCAGGATGGGTCGAACGACGTTCTTCCAGATGAACGTGACATATTTCTTGATCGCATTGTAGACTGTCTTCCACGTCTTCTGCGCCTCAGAAACGAGCGCACTCCCATGCCGATCCCACAGCTGCATGATCGAGTTGAGTATCGGCTTTAAGACGTTCTTCCAGATGAACGTGACATATTTCTTGATCGCATTGTAGACTGTCTTCCACGTCTTCTGCGCCTCAGAAACGAGCGCACTCCCATGCCGATCCCACAGCTGCATGATCGAGTTGAGTATCGGCTTTAAGAGGTTCTTCCAGATGAACGTGACATATTTCTTGATCGCAGTTTTGAGCGTTTTGTAGGCCTTCGTGACAGCCGCGACAATCTCATCCCCATGGGAGTTCCACCATGCAGAGACGTTATCGAGGAAGACACCGATGATCTTCTGAAGACGCCCGACAACCCGCCTCGTGACATCACGAATCCCGAAGAGGTTCACCTTCCACGCGACGGCGAGCAGCGCGATCGCGGCGATGGCGATCCCGATCGGGCCAGTCAGAACCGCCAGAACTCCACCGACAGCGCCGAGGATCGCCGACATCCCGCCGAGGGCCGATACTGCGGAGGCGGCTGCAACTGCGAAGCCGCCGATCACAGTTGCCACGAGGCCAATTGTCCCGACCATTCCGTCCGATTTGTTGTTCCACTCGCTGAACGCCGAGATGGCACTGTTCACATGCTCAAGGAACTCCGAGGCGACGGGGAGAACGTTCTCCCCGATCTGGATAGCAACGTTCCGAAGCCGATTCTTCGTGACCTGTAATTGGCTGTTGAACGTGCTCGAGGCTGCGTCGTATTCCTCTTGGAGAGACGTCCCATCCTTCATCTGCTGGTTGGCCGTCTCCTGGGCCGACGCCAGCCCCTCCATGTTCTGGCTGAGCGCGGTGAGTGCCTGCTGGGACGTCGTCGACAGCGAAGAGCGGAGATCATCGGACGCGTCGCCGCCTTCGCCCATCGTCTGAGCCATCCGTCTGAACAGTTCCGTGGGGTTCTCAGACCGAATCTGCTCGAACTGCTCGACGTTCACCCCGAGGGCGCCCGCGAGATCCTTGACCTTCTTCGGGTCCTGGATCTCTTGAGCCATCCGACGAAGCCGTGTGCCGGCGCGTTCCGCCGACTCGCTGGCCTCGTTCATCGCGGCGTTGAGCGAGAAGATATCCTCGCTCGAGGCGCCCATCTGCGAGAGCGTCCCCGAACTCCGGAGTGCGGAATCGACGATCTCGCTCGAGGACGTCGCCATCGTGTTCGACATCTCGTTGATGACGTTGCCCATATCGCCGACGCGCTCGATCGGGATGTCCATCAGCGTCGACAGTTTGGCGAAGGACTCGCCGGCCTGTTGAGTCGAGAGGTCTGTCGCGACGGACATCTTCGCGACCGTCTCGGTGAAGTTCTCGATGTTCTCGCTCCCTTCGATCCCGAACCGGCCAGCCTGTGCGGTGATGTTCGCGAGTTCCCTCTGGGCGACGGGCATCCGAGAGGCCATCTCCTGGATCGCATCGCCCATTTCGCGGGCGGTCTCCGGGTCGGTGACCTTCTCGACCTCGACCATCTGCCCCTCGAACGAAGCAGCGGCCGACGTCGCTTTGACGAGCCCGCCGACGGCGAGCGCTCCGAGAGCGGCCCCAGCAATCCCAGCGGCATACCTGACGTTTCCGAGCGCCTTGGTTGCAGTGTCGGTCGCCTCTCGTAGACTCGAGGCGTCGCCACCGATCGCTACTTGGACCTCTTCAGATGCTCCTGTGATTGCCATAGAACGTGGGTTGGGGCGGCTACTCGCCGCTGAAGTCGTCGTTTATCTCGTCGAGAAGTCGATTCCGCTCTGCCTGCTGGCCAGCCTCCAGCTCCTGCTTTTGCGAGGCGACGTTCGACGACGTCTGCCCGCGTTTCTGCTGGCGTTGTTCGTTACGGTAGTTGACGCCCTCAGCGAAGCGGCGGATCTCGCCAGCATGCAACTGTGGGATATCGAAATAGTTGTAGCCGCCTTTCTCGTGGAGTGCGACCTCAACCGCAGCCTGTTCGCTCAGGGACTGTCCTCGTCTTCGCCCGCGGCCTCGAGCGCCTTCTCCATCAGCTGGTCGCCCGCCCCGCCGACTGCCTCGAGAGCCGCCGCGTTCTCTCTCATCTGCTGCTGCTCCACCGCCGAGTGAGCTGTAAACCCCGACGAATTCTTCACCGCCTGGATCAACGCCGAGACGAGATAGTCCGGGACGTTCTCGAGGTCGCCCGAGGAGCCGACGCCTTCGGCGATGAACTCCTCGAAGAACTCTTCGACGCGCTCGTCATCGGCACGGTCGCTGTTGAGGACATCGTCGTAGCGCTCGGCAGCGCCACCAACCAGGGGTTTGACCTTGACTGCGAGGTCGGTTCCTGGGATCCGTTGCTTCTGCGGGACGAGCTCACCGTTGTCGTCACGACGAACGCCGAAGTCTTCCGGCGCCGCGATCTCGAGATCCTCATCCTCTCCGTCTGCGAATCGTGTTTCTCGTTCGGTCATGCGTTAGTTGGCCTCCAGTTCGATCGCCGGGTCTCCGCTCGCTGCGAACGTTTCGCTGATCGCCGCGGTCGCCTGGCCGGAAGCCTCGCGTTCTCGAGATCCGGGGCTCTCGATCACGGTGTTCTTGAACCGCACGATGCCACCACTGAGTTCGTGTTCGATGTCGTTCTGGGACTTCTGCAGTGACTCCGTCATGGAGTCATGCGAGACGGTCGGGCCGGCGACGTCGGCGTCGACGGTGACCGTTCGGTTCGAGGCGTCCACGGTAGGCGCTCGAGTCGAATGGAGCGACGCTGTCGAGAGGTCGTTTTCGACAGTCCACGAGCCCGAGTTGAGGCGGGGACGGACCGGGGAGCCAACGGGCCGCTCCACACGATCACCGACGAAGTGTTCGAAGGACGTCCCGATCGGATCGGCGTGGGAACCAGCGCCGAGTGCCGGAACGCCACGGTCGCCGTCGACGGGTTGGGCGTCGTCAGAGTACGTCAGTCCGCCGGCGAGCTCACAGATGGTTGTTCCGTTGCCGTCGGTGACCGTGATGTCGCCGGTTGGCTCATCGGAGAGCCAGATAGCATCGGGAGACGCAAATGACTCGGTTGTCGTGACCGCAGTCGTCCCGTCGAGCGAAATCGTCTCTGAGGTCGACGCGTCTTCGCTCTCGATCGTCACGTCCATCGTGTCGCTATCATCGTCGGAGACGATCTCGAACGTCGATGCAGAGCTAAGCTGATGGATGGCGTAGCTCCGGACCTTTCGGGGCCGGAACCCGAGTTCCATCAGAATCGGCTGTTCGCTCGAGGGGTCCAGTGTCGGCTCAACGCTATTCACCTCGGCGCCACGGACGACCGAGTACATACGGATCCCAGCATCGTCGTTGCCGCCGGGGATCTCCGTGCGCTCGACCATCAGCAGCGAGCCGAGCAGCTGGTTGTACTCGTCGCGGAGAATGCCGTATCCGCTGGGGTCGACCGGGTCTCCGTTCGTGTCGACCGGGAAGCGCTGGAGGTCGTAGCCAATGTCGGCGCTCGGCTCCTCCGTGCCGCGGTTGTGATCGACGGCGTCGGCGGTCCCAATCGCGTCCTGCCGGGCGTAGCTGACGCCCGGTTCGGCGGTGAACGATCGGATGACGTCTGAGAAGCGGTTCCACTCGGGGTCTGTCGGGACGCTCATCGGGCCGTCGGGCTCGAGTGCCCATTCGTAGCGGCCGGGAAGCGTCCCGCTCTCTGGCGTGTCGTGTGCTTGTGCTTGAGACATGAGTTACTCCTTTCGTCGGATGGTTTCGTAGTGGTCACACATCGCCGCCGCGACATTCTCTGGCACTTGCGCTGTCCCGGTGTCGTTAAACTCGACGGGATTGTCCATGATGTCGTCATTAAACAGGCGACGTGCGGCAGTGTTCGTGTTGTAGATCCACATCGTCAGGGTGTCTCCGTGTGCTTCGTCCGGGCGATCACGTATCGCCGGTAGTGCGTCGGCGAGCGCTCCGTGTCGTTGTTCTCGACCGGTGGCTCCGCGTTGACCCACTCGTAGCCGTCCGGGACCGGCGGGCCCTCGTCCGACTCGTCGGCCCCGAAGAGGACGCGGTGGGTCTCTCGAGCGAGGGCGTTCGCGACGACGTCCGGATGCGCCCCTTCCGACTGGTAGATGTCCGCGTCGTGCGGCCCGCCCCAGCAGTCGATCTGGACGCTGGTGACGACGTCCTGGATGCCGCCCTTGCCGCCGGCGTCGATGCCGGTCATCTGCGTCTGGCCGCCACCGGGGACGACGGGGTCCTCAGAGACGATCGCCACCTGCGGGTAGTCGTTCGCGCCGTCGTAGGCTGCGAACCGAACACCCTCGACGGTCGTCGGATCCGCCGGGTCGCCGGCCTCGAAGGTGACCGGGATCTCGCTCTCGTCGAAGTGCGTCCGAAGGAACGCGACGAGGTCGGACTTGATGTCTCGTGCCATCGGTCAGTCCTCCACGACGGTCAGCACCGTCACGCCGCCGTCCTCTTCGTGCACGTCGAGTAGACGGTACTCCGCGCCGGTCGGGTGCTCGAGCAGCGTCGGGTAGCCGTCGGCGCTGCCAGCTGGGCGCAGCATCGTTTCGTCGTCGGGGACGGCGCGGATCTCGAGATCGGTCTCGACCTCCGTGCCAGACGAGTCGGTCGCGGTCTGTGGCCGCCCTCGACGCTCGAGGACGCCGAACAGATAAGCGACGTCGTCCGAGTAGCTCGGGGTATCTCGTCCGCCGCCACCGCTGGCGTTCTGGAGCTGGTACTCCTTGCCCTGAGACTGAATCAGCCGTGCGATAGCACCGTGCATCTTAGCTCACCTTTTCGATCCGGATCGATGCGATCAGGTTACCGGTGTCGCGGATGTCCTTTTGATCGGCGATCCGTTTCATCCGGTCCTGAACGGCCAGTGCGGCACAGCGGATGATGTTCTCCTCGTTGCTCAGCGGGATGCCTTGGGATGACGAGATCCGACGGACCTCGGTCGCCGTGTTCGTCTGGACGCGTTCCGCAGCTGGGCGAGCGAACGGTCGGGCTTCCATTTTAGAGGTCCCGTACTCGTGGTGAATAGCATAATCTACCGTCGGCCCCGCGATGTAGGTGGCATCGCCGTCGAAGTCGGTCGTGATCTGATCGAACATGTCGGTCGCAGCGTCGAACCCAGCAAGCGACACGCCCCAGC